TTATAAAGTTGAGTTTTCTGATACTAAAGATCAGTATCATCCACTAGCAGTAAGAGTGAAGGAACAGACACATCCTATATACTCAGAACTGCTTAATCCTAATAAGCATCCTGTTAGAGTTAGTTGTGCTTGTCCATGGTTCATGTTCGCTGCTGAATGGTGGTTAGCTAAAGCTGGTGCTTTACTTCCTGCTAAGAAACCTAGAAAGTATAGTAAAGTTCCTGGATCTACGAGACCATCGGTAAATCCTGAGAAAATACCATGTGTCTGCTTATCAGGAGATACAAAAATACCTTTGATGAGTGGTGAGATATTACCTATTAAAGATTTAGTTGGTAAATCAAATTTTTATGTTTATTCTTATGATTTTAATACTAATAAAATTATACCTGCTAGAGTTCGTAATTGTAGAAAAACTGGTAGTAATATAGATGTTGTAAAAATTACACTAGATGATGGTAGTAGTTTTAAGTGTACTTATAATCACAAGATATTACTAAGAAATTCTAGATATATAGAGGCTAAAGATTTAAATATAGGTGATTCATTAATGCCTTTATACAGACAAATTGATGAAAAAGGCTACCAACAATTAAAACAACCTAATGGAGACTGGGAATATACTCATAGGATTACATATAATTGGAAATATGGTAACATTAAGAAGTTACCATCTTGTCATCATAAATCTTTCAATAAAAGTAATAATAGTCCTGATAAATTATTAGCAGTGGAACCTAAAATGCATATTAGATATCATGGACACTGTATTGATAAGGTAAATGATATGTTGAATAATCCAGATAATCCTAATTATTCAGAAGAAAGGAGATCAAGATGGATTAAGAATTTACGTATTGCAGTTCGATTAAACGTTGAGAATGGAGTTCATCATTTTATAACTAATAATCCTATTTATAATGATGAAAATAAGAAAGCGGCTCATACTGCTAGGGATAGGAAAAATCAGTTATTATTGAGTAAAGGTGAGCATTATTTTCAATCCGATGATCATGTTAATAGATTATTAAAGTTATCAGCTGAAGGGAAGCATCCATTTCAGTTAAAAACTGAGGAAAGTTATGAATCAGGAGTTAAACGTAGAATTATTACATCAGTGTATAAAATATTATCTTCAGGTAGTGATGTAAATGAGAATTCGTATAAGCAGTATAAATTAGATAATTCACCTAAATGGTGTAATATTTTCAATTATTTTAATAATATAAATGAAATAATTGAGGAAGCTAATTATTATAATCATAAGATTATTTCAATCGAATGCAGTGAGAGTGAAGATGTTTATGATTTTGAAGTTGATACTACTCACAATTTTGCAATTGAAGCTGGAGTATTTGTTCATAATTGTAAACATATTTATCAAGTAGCATTAGAATTGCAGAAGCGTGGGTTAATGATAAAAGAGGTTTAAGTGATGAGTAAATTAGGTAATTTATTAAGTCAATTTAATGAATCTAATTCTTTAGTTGATAAATTAAGTAAATTTGCAGGTCAATCTATTAGTCCAGGTCGAGTTACTATTAAAGGATATCCAGTTGATATTGAAGATTCAGATGGATCTTTTATTACGATGAATGTTGTAGATGGTGATGCTGCTAAGAATTTATTAAAAGAATTGAGAAAAGCTAACTTTAAAGTTAAAATAAGTAATCGGTCATTAACTATTGATGGTTAGTTTTTATAAGTGATGTAACAATGTCTATATTACCAAGTCCAATTTTTGATATGTATAAAGGTATTAATGCTGATTTATTAATACCTGAGTTAGCTAAGTTATATGGATTTCCAACTGAAATTTATTATCCAGTACTAGAAGACTCGATATATACTCAAGAAGATAATTATTTTGTATATAGTGATACTCCACAAATATATCAAGATTTGTTAATAGTTGGACGAGGTATTATTAGCACTAGATTTATATCTGATAGAACATTAGATATGTATAATACTGATGAAGTTTCATTACTTACAGTAAATGCAATGAGAGTAGACCCTAACTCTAAAGTTATAGTCCATATAACTAATGTTGATGTATTAACATTGAGAGTTTATGATGAACCTACTACAATGCAAGGTAATGATACTCCAATGTATAGAAAGTATAAATTAGTACCAATGGAAGTGAGAGTATAAGTTGTGATTACTACATGCATGCTTAAATCATATTTTAATATTTTCAGAACTTTATTAATGGACTTACCATTATACCCTGAATTTATTTATGATCCACAATTACAATTTTCTACTAAGATACGTGAGAGAATTGTCAAGAATGATGTGGAATTTAAAGCATCTAAAGGTAGTGATAATTGGATAGCTGCTGTATGGAATAGAGATTTAGTTAAAAAGTCAGCTTATACTGCTAGACGATCTAAAGTCTACAATTCAAATACTGATGGGCTAGTTACAAATGCTGGAGCAGAAAGATTAGTAGATTTACCAGTAAATATTACATTCTTTTCTACTTCATTGAATTTAATTGAAGCAGTAGAAGAAATTATAATTACAACTGAAATGGGTAAATCATACCAAAGTGAGATACCTGGCATTGGTTTAGTTACAGCTTCAATTAATAATTTTGATATGACTTCACTAGTAAAAGAAGATTCAACTACGATGGGTTCATTATCATCCATAGCTACATCAGCACAATTGACTTATCCTATTATTAGATTAGGTAATAAGTCAAGTACAAGTATCATGAGTGGAGTATATGCAACTTCTAGTGATATATTTTTAAATAGTTTGATTAATTTAAGTGGAGAGAAGTTACAAGTAGTTACTACTGATCCTAATCTTGATGGTAAAAGTTTACAGATTTATGCAGTAGATTCGAATGGAGCATTGATTACTAGTACAGTGACTCTTAATTCTACTACACCTCAGTTTACTAAAGAATCCATTATAAAAGTATTAGGATTAAATCCTGAAGCTACTGGGAGTGATGTTAAGATATTAAATAATGATGGATCTTCTATTATTTGGAATAATAATATCGTAGCTAGCCAGACAGTAGGATCTATAGTGCCTAATATTTCTACTAGTGCACAAGATCACCAGTTAAAAGTTATGGTTGATACTCCTTTAACTGGATACGTAGCAGTTCAAGGAATTGACGCAGCTGGAACTACTACTTGGGAATTACTACATTTTAATAATGAAACTATAAAGTATACTACTAATTCTTATGTAACTGTCAATAAGTTATATGTAGGTGATACTGAAAGTTATATGCATTTGTGGTCAATTATGACATTAGGAGAATTAGCAGTAGGACTCATTGGACAAGTAGGATTAAATATATACGATTGGAATGGAGTAAAATTAAATTAGTTGGAGGATATTATGGCGAAAGATAAGATAATACTAGGAAAATTAATTTCTAGAGCTAATTATCCTATTGATATTGAGTATGATGGTAAGATTATCAGATTATCTCCGAGAGAGATCTCAGGAATAGTTGATAAAGCAAAATTGGGAATTTTACCTAATACAGTTATATTTAAACAGAATAGTTAATCGGAGGATAGGATGAATCCACAAGTAACAATTAAAGAAGTTGACCTTAGCACTAGAGTACCTAGTTTTCCTGGAGTATATTGCGGATGTTTACTCCCTAATGCTAAGAAAGGTCCACTAACTCCGTATTTATGTACTTCGGAGTCACAGTTTTTAAGTCAATTTACTCCGAATCAACGAGTAGAAATTGGCTATGACTTAGCATACTATTCAATACTTGCTGCATTACAGCAGTCGAATAAAGTATGGGTACGTAGAATAAGTAATGGTGCATTGTACGGAGGAGAAGTAATTCAGAAGTGTGATTCTTCCTTAGCCAACGCTTATCTAGGAACTGGAATAGCTGACCCAGAATCGTATACATTTACTGCACCTGATGATAATTCTTTCTTAATATCTCAGAGTAATCCAGGTGCGTGGGGTGGTACTGGTTCAGGTGATGGTATATCAATTAAAATTTATAATTATAAAACAGTAGAACAATTAGTACCAGGTGATATTGATATTACTGACAATATCATTACAGTAGATCAAGATTGGAGTACTGGATCTGAAGTATTATTAACAGTAAGTGGATCAGGTAGTGTATTACCTGCAGGAATTGAAGCTAATACTGGTTATTATACAATTAGACAAAGTGCTACTTCAGTTAAGTTAGCATCAACATTAGCTAATGCTCAAGCTAATGTACCTATTGATATAACTGATGTAGGTACTGGTAATTTTAATATGTCTCTGGTAACTGTTAAATGTAAAGAACCAGAAGCATTTTTACTTGAAGTTTATCAAACTTACTTAGGTATTACTAGTTTAGTAGAATCTTGGACATGCTCTAAGATATCAGGTAAAGTTGATGGTTATGGTCAGAATATTTATATAGAAGATATACTTGAAGGCAGTAATTTCATCCGAGCTATTGATAATATAGCAGTATTAGATACTTATCCGAAAGAACAATTCATCACAGCATTAATGTTGAATGGTGGTACTGATGGTAATGCAGTTACTGATTCTGACTTATTGTTAGCTCTTGATGATTTTAGTAATATTGATAATATACCTTTGACTATAATGATGGATGGCGGCTGGGCTACACCTGCTTATCAGATTCAAGGTATTAATTCATTATGTAGTACTCGTATGGATTGTATTGGATTATTATCAGTACCGTACAGTAAAGAAGCATCGGAGTATTATATTAATGAGATAGTTGATTATAGAAAGAATCAATTAAATATTAGTTCATCATTTACTGCGTTATTTACATCACATGTAAGTATTTATGATAAGTTTAATAATAGATCAATTTACGTATCTCCTGACGGTTATATTGCAGCTATTATATCGAAAACTGCTGCTAATTACGAATTATGGTATCCTCCTGCAGGATTCCGTAGAGGTATGATTGACGTATTAGATGTAAAACGTAGATATTCCGATGGTGAACGTGATATATTAGCTGATAATAATATTAACCCAATACGATTCGCTCCAGGTAGAGGTATAGTTAACTGGGGACAGAGAACATTATTAGCTCGACCTTCAGCATTACAAGGAATGAATGTTAGGTTGATGTTAATAGTCGTAGAACCAGCTGTTAAAACTGCACTTGAAGATTTTATATTTGAATTGAATACAGTTGCTACTAGGACTACAGTATCAGCTATTCTAAATTCATATATGACAGGTATAAAGTCACGTAATGGAGTTTATGATTTTAGTGTAGTTTGTGATAGAACTAATAATACTGATGAAGATATTGATAATCATATATTAAATGTATGGCTTTTCGTGAAGCCTACAATTGATATTGAGTATATACCTTGTACAGTTGTGATTACTCGTACTGGTACTTCATTTTCATCAGCTGCGTTAGCTTTATAAGAGAGGTGTAATAATGAGACCTGAGTTAGAACAAGTTATGAATTTAGGTGACCTCGCTACTGTATATCAATGGGGATTAGAATTTACCAAAGCTCCTAATATAGAAGGATGGCCTTCTAGTGAGCAGTTTAATCTACGATGTGTATCTACAGATGTACCTAAATTAACTAATACTCCTATTGAAATAACAATAAGAGGTCATAAGACTAAGCAGCCTGGAGTTCCATCATATAGTGGAACTATTACATTAACATTTATTGAAGCAGTTGATAATGTAATATCTGAAGCTATTATGAATTGGAGAGAAGCAATTTGGGCTACTAATACTGGAGTTCATGGTAAATTAGAAGATATTCATGCTGAGATACTTCTTACTAGATTTGATCGTCAAGATAATCCAATTTGGCAGTTCGAATTAAAAGGATGTGTTCTTGATGACTATGACCCAATTGGTGGACAGTTAGCAGATCAAGGTGAAATATTAAGACCTACAATGACTATAGGTTATATCTATTTTGATGATGCAGCTATAATATCTGGATAATATTAAATCAATGGAGGGAGGGATAACTATCCTCCCTCCATAGGATAATAATTATGTATGTCACATTAGAGGATATTAAAAGTGTTGAATGGAGTAGGTCCTATCTATGGGAAGTACAATTTTTGGATGGACCATTATTAGAAGCTGAAATGCCCTCTAATTTTCAGTCATGGTTTCCTGCAATTGATGTTCAGGAAAATATAGCTACACTAACTGAAATGAATATTCAAGCTTATATTAGTACGTACGCTGTACCTCAAGCTACTACTATGTTTGATGTAACTATAACATTTGTTGATGATTCTGATAATTCATTATCAGCATGGTTAGTAGACTGGATAAATTTTATTACGGAAAGTGAAGATGGAACAATTAAATTATTAGATGAAAGTTGTCTAGTAATGATGGTTAATAAATTAAAACCTGATCGTGAAGTATTAACTAGTAATGCTTATCTAGTATTTCCAACTGGAGCAATTTATTATTCAGGTAACTCTGAGTCAGGTCCAGTTCAGTATCAAGTTAAATTTATAGTAGCAGGAAGGACTGTTGCTGATACATTGGAGTCAGCTCGATCATCAGGTGGTTCAGTATCTAATGTTTATGGATTTAAACGATGGATTAGTAATTTATAATTAATAAGAAGGTGAGGTTATGAGAACTAACATACCAAGTAATGATACAATTAAGAATATACCTACAGTAGATGTGACTAAAGTACCGTCGGGAATGAAGAGTTATGATGACTCTACTGTATTTAAAATTAGAAGATATACATTCGGAGAGTTAGATGAGTTTAATCAGTCAACTCTAACTCCAGTTAGTAAAATTGATCATGTACTCAAAGGTATTGATTGTAATATTGATAAAGAATTGATTAATTTAAGTGATTTTCTATATTTAGCAATGTTTAGAAAATTTATTACAATTGGTAGTGGAACGTATGTGATAGAAGTAATATGTCCAACTTGTAATAAAAAACATCGATTTAATATAGAATTTAGTAAATTAGACTTCAAAGAGTTAAATGTACCTAAGTTACCAGTTAAATTAACTATGACTGATGGTACTTTACTTGAATTTTCTCCTATTACGATAAAAGATTTTAAGTATTTATTATCGATAGGCAAAGATACTGATGATGGTTCAGCAACTTTAGCAGTCCAGGTTCGTAATTTGAAGTATAAAGAAGCATTTGATAAAATATACTTTTCAAGTAATGATGATGATATTAATGCACTGAGAGAAGTTCAGAAATTATTAGAATTCGGAGTTAATGATGTTGTCACAAAATGTACTAATGTAGTAGGAACCAAGAAGAATGAAGAAACTGGTAAAGATGATCCAATAAGATGTGATCAACTTATTAGAATAGATCTGCAGTTAGAAAGTGAGGATGTTTACATATATCCCTTTCGTGAACAAGAAGGAACTACTAGAACTACAATTTCTTTTGGCTAGACATGGAATAGTAGATGCTTATAATATAATGAATATGGATTATCTAAAAGTAGTAGCTTTAAATAATAGAGTAATTCAATATGAGAGTGAAGGTAAGTGATGGACAAGTTATCCTATTTTCTTAATTTTAGGAAACAAGGTATGAATATACCTACACCTAAAGAACCAGTAAATATGGTTCCTAGTAAAAATTTTGATGATAGATTAATTAGTCTGATCAATCAATTAAATTTATTAAATAAAACAGTAGAGTCTAATTCTGATAAATTAAAAGATTTAGCTGAAACTAATGAAGATGCAGCTAAATTAATGGAGCAGTTAAGATCATCAGAATCGATGAGAGAATCGGCACTTAATAAAATAATTGAGAAACAAGAATTAACTACGGAGGAAGCAGCTAATTTAGTTGTATCTTTAGAGACTATATCGGATTCACTTGAAAAAGTGGATATGTCATTGGATGTTAAATTTAAGGACGTACTTGAGAATCATAAAGTATTAATAAACGATACTAGACTTGATGCTAGTATGCGTAAGAAGTACTTAGCTGAAATTGTTAGTATTGCAGATGAAGCTAAAGTATCTAGTAGTGCTATTGATGAATTAAAAAGAGTCAATCTCGATCAGTTAAAGTTTAGTCAGAAGAGTAATAGTGAAATCGCTACTATTCTTAGTAGAATCAGTTCACAAACTGACTCTCAATTAATCACAACTAGAACTTCATCTAGAGATTATAGTAAAAAGATGGATAAGTTACTTATCCATCAAAGGGATTTATCTCATTATTTAACATTATCAGCTAAAACTCGTGGAGGAGCTTTATCTGGTCAGTTACGTGAAACTCTAGGTGGTGGAGCTCGCTCACTCCGGCAGGGAGTCATTAGCTATGGACTGCAAGCATTAGGTGGTAGATATGGAGCCGTAATTGATGCAATGGGTGGTTCTGATTTTATCGAGAATTACTTACAGCAACGTGCAATGGCTAAAGCTGCAGCATCAGGTGCTGCTCGAGGTGTTGGAGGTATAGCAGAAGGAGTTGCTACTGCACCTAAAACTGGACTTGGTAAATTATTAGAAAAAGGTAAAGTATTAGCTCCAAAACTTGGAGGAGCAACTAAGTTAATTGGTAAAGTTGCATTACCTCTAGCTGCAGCTATGACTGCATTTGAAGGAATTAAGGATTTAACTAAAGGTAAAGGAGTAGATACTGCTAAAGATATAATTCCAAAAGGATTCTTAGGTAAGATTAATCCATTTGAATGGGCAATGCGTGGTGGTATGTACGCAGGAGGTAAAGTATCTAAGAATGTACCTATAGGTACCAAAGTATATGACTGGCTTCATCCTGATAATGATAAGAAGTATAATGAAGCAATAAAGAAAGTACAATCCCAGAGTAAGAAATTAGATACAGCTGAGAAAGAAGTATCTAAGAAAGTCGATAAACAAGTTGACAAATTAGCTAATCCGAAAAAGGGATGGTTAGTTACTATAAGTGGAGGACTGGCTTCTGCAGTTAGTGTATTAACTTTAAATAATCTTACTCCTGATCAGATATCTAGAGGATTTGAAGCATTTGGTAAAGGATTAACTGATGCATGGGATGCTGTTAAGTCCGGTGCGTCTACAATATCATCTAGAGCAGGTGAAACTATAGAGACAGCAGGTGATTGGTTAAAAGGAGTTAAGAAAGGTACTGGAGGATTAAAGTGGAGTAAAGGATGGACACCTGAAACTGAGAAGATGGTGGAATCAGAAGCTAAAGTAGCCGGATTAGATCCAGCTATGATGAAGACATTTGCTCATATAGAAAGTAGAGGTAATCCATTAGCAAATAGAGGTGAGAAGTCAGCTCAAGGATTATTTCAATTTATTCCATCTACTGCAAAGAAATATGGATTGAGTAATAGACTTAACGCAGTAGAGAATACTCGAGCAGCTATGCAATTAACTAAATCAAATGCTAATGATCTTAAACGTTTTGGCATTCCAGTTAATCCACTGAATCTATATTTAGCTCATCAACAAGGAGCAGGAGGATTAATTCAGATATACAATAATATTAATAAAGGTACTCCAATATCAGGTCAAGTTAGAAATAACATGAAAAATAACCCTCCTCCTGGAGGAGACTGGAGACCTAATGATCCAGCTGTAGTGTGGTACACTTCTTGGAAATCTCACATAGGTAGTACTTATACTAAGATAGCAGGTGATAAAGGTGATGTACTTACAACTTCACCTTCTCCCGTAGCTAAAGCTACTAAATCTACTAAAGATTCAGTTGAGAGTGTTAATTCTATGTTAACTAAGATTAAAACTCCAGGTGAACGTGAAACTTATCTTAAGAATGTAATAAGTACTGATATTGATCCTAAAATAAGAGATTATGCTAAATCTAAATTAGAAGAGAAAGAAGTAGTCAAGTCAGTTAACAAGAATGTTAATAAGTCTGCGGATATATTAGTTAATGGTATAAAGAAAGAAGTAGCACAAGTTAAATCTAATAATATAGTAAATATTGGATCTAAGAATATAGAGAAAGGTGTAGTTAGTTTAGTGCCTACACAAGTAACTCCTGCTGATATATTATCAGGAGGTAAGAGTGCTATGACAGCTAAAACTAATCAAATGATAGCATCTAACAATACAATTGTACCTAGTGCAGTAGCTGAGTCAGTTCCTCAAGCTGCAATTATGAAACCTAAGGAGGTACAAGCTCCTAAGATAGAGCAGGTAGTAGCTAAGTCAATGATCCCAGCTCCAGTAAATACTGCTTCACCCATACCTACTAGAGTGATGTCAATTGACGATTATGGGATTCAATTTGTTAAAACTATGTTATTTCAATAAGTGGTGAA